AGTTGGCTGACCGACCAATCATAAATTGCTGTAAATTAAATCCTCTAGGAAAGAATGGGCTGTCGTAAACAAGTCCTTGAGACTCCATATTTTTTTGAATGCTTTGAGGGCTGTCTGGAAGGCTTGCTTTATATTTTCCAAATGCTTCTGTTACACTTGGTAGTGCCGTTGAAGTCAGGAGGCGAGGAGCAAGCAGAGCTCCTCTTAGTCCTGCAAAAGACGGCCTATAAATGTTTTTGTACCAGTTTTCAAACGAAGGGTCGGATGAAGCTGACGAAAGAGGAATAAAATTAGCCATAAAAATTATCCTACATTAAGCCCGGATTCACCCCCGGCTTGTTCTTGTTGAATTGAAAATGGGCTAGACCTAAAGTTAAACTTTGGTGCTACTTTAGGAGCCGAAGCAATGGAAGTAACTTGATTTTGCTGTTGAATTCTTTGAGGCTGTGAACTTGAAGGGTCGTTTATTTGCGATGAAGCTTGAGGTTGGTTTGCCGGGGTAAATTTTAAGCCTAAAGGATTTTCTTTTCCTTGCGTAGCTAAAATAGGAGATGCCATAAATTTTCCTAATTGATCCATTCCGGGTGAACACATAAAATTAAACCTCGTTAAACGGAAGCGGAGCGGGTTCCTTTACTTGAATTCCTTTAATTTCCAACGGCTTTCCTTGATCCTGAAACGGCAGGGCAAGGGCTAGATTAAACAGGGGGGTATCTTTTCCGGGGATGGCATCAATGCCGTTATCTTTAAGAAACTGCCTAGCGACATTTAAATCTGCCGGGGTAGCTTCCCCATCCCGAATCTTATCCAGCAAGGCATCTGCAACCAATTCGTGCAGTTCTTCCAGCTTGGTTTTGACTGCGTTAGCGTCCATCTTAGCTACCAAATACTTTATGTTTAATAATATCCCACAAGTAAGTAACACCAAAAGCAATGGCCGTTACAATGCCAAGCCCCTTCATATAATTGCCTTCAATGTGCCGTAGGCGTGTATCGTGCTTTTCAAAAGTACTTTTAAAATCCTGTTGGTTTCTTAAAACCTCAGTAATCATACCTTCAAGCTTGCCTAGGCTTCTGTGTAGTTCGTCACTCATAGGGTATCCCCCTTAAGTTGCCCTAAAATGCCTTGGGCTTCAAGAACTTTCCCCTGCTGTCTAGCAAGTTTTAATTTTCCACGGAGATTGCTGTCTCGATCTAATTCAGGGAATTCACGATAAACCTGTTCCTTGGCTGTGGCACGATATTTACTAATAACCCGGCGAAGCTCGGCAATTCGTGGGCTGTCCAGACCTTCCACGGCATCGGCGGGAAGGGCTTGGTAGGAACGAGTATTAATTACTTTGGCAAGGGCTTCACGAAGCGTTTTACGGCCAATTGTAACCTTCCCTGTGAGTTCTAGGTATCGGTCATAAGCACTTTGCCCGGAAGCATTCTTGTAGCTGTAAAGGTCAATCCCGCCCTTTTCGACAACCGGGGGTAAACTAAAGGAGTACTTAAGGTTAGCCAGTTCGTCCATAACCTTGTCTTTCTTTTCGGTGCTAACAAACAATGGGCTAATATAATCGGGGCCAACTGCCTCAGGGCGTTTAATTTCCTCTCCAAGAATGTTCCGCTTCGGGTCAAGGCGTTGAGACACACCGGGAACACGCTTGAGAACATTGTCCATCAGCGTCCGGGCTTCCCGCATAATCGGATCACCCATAGGGATGGTCTGGCCTACTACGCTAGGCACAACCAAAGAACCTAGGCGTGTACCCAAGAATTGGGACATCTTTCGGTCAGGCTGGTTGATTGCGTCCATTACCTGTTCAATGCCTGTCAGGTACGATTTTGAAGTTATGTTTTTGCTTAAAGCAACGCCAATAGCAGAAGCAATAAAGTTAACCGAATCACGGCTCCCGGCAGGGTCTTCCGTGGCTTTGTCCGCAAAGTCAGCGACAATGCCAAAGAAAGTGGCAAGAGGATCGAACCTCTGATATGAAATATACTGGTACTTATCTGTTCCGGGTATTTTAATTCGGAAGCTGTAAGGTTGCCATCCTGTAGCTTGTTTAAGTGCTCTTTCTTTTTCGTCCCTAGCTCCTTGTCCTGTAATCATCCCGGCAGAATGAAGACCAATAGCCGTTCCTAGCACCGACAAGCCCATAGCAATTTTTCCTTCCGCCTGTGCACGAAGAAACGGATCAGGGCTGTAAAGCTCTCTGGTAATCTGAAGGTAAGCTTTGCTAAGCTCAGGCGAAGTTTCATCGAGGTTTTTGATTGCCCCTTCAACAAACCCGGACAATCCAAAAGCCCTTTGCCCAAAGAATTTAATAATGTTTGTTGGCGTAGTGACAAAGGGAAGGATCAGCCTCATACTAGGGTGATCTTTAACAAACTTCTCAACGGAGCGTTGAATGGTTTTTTCTGCTCCCCGCTTTGTGAAGGTTACTTCTTCTGCCCATCCGTAGGCGTATTGAGCTAAGTTAGACTTTGTTTCGTCAAAGTTTTTAGCCACATAAGACTCAATATAGTCTTCCAAATCCAATCCTGTTTTTCCAAGCCTTCTGCCTTCCAAGGCTCCTTTTCTCCTAACAGCCGGGAGAGCGTAAAGACCGCCTCCTTCAAGCACTAGGCTGTTAATTGTGTCATCAGCGTACTTGGCAACAAAAGCGTCAATTCCTTCAGTTTCCAGTTCTCCTTTTGAAACCAAATCCCAAGCTTGGTCGTAGCCTTCGCTAATGGCACGAGCCTTGGCAGAAGAACGGAAGTTTAGCTGTTTGGTAAACTCATCCATCCACAAAAGGGCTTTGGTAGGAAGACGAATTAAATCCCCGGCTTTGGTTGTGGCATCGGTAACAAGAAACTTGGCAATGCCTTTAACCAACGGAGAAGTGTTAGGATGCTTCTGCTCAATCTCTTTTAATTTTGCTTCAAAATTTTCTTTGGTAATAATTTGCTCAAACTGCTCAACGGCTGTTTTGTTTTGAACCAAACCGCTTTCGCCTGTTTTAAAAGCCCTGTTAGCCATCACAAGGGCTTCTCTTGCGGTATCAAACATCATTCCATACTGGCTCCAAAAAGAGTTGCGAATTTGTTTAAACACAGGATTCCCTGTTTTAATGTAGGCAACCTGAGCACCCACAGCCGATTCAAACGGCTTCCACATAGTGGATATGGTATTGCCAATCATATTAACGCCAAAAGTCCTAGGGCCACTAAGGAGGGCGTTAATCCACCATTCGTTGTGGAGTTTGATCCAGAATTTGTCCGGGGCCATTGTGACAAGGCCACGCTCTCCGTACTTCTCAAACAGAGTGGCAAACCTTTCAATTCCTTCATTAAACAGCCGAATCCCTTCTTTTGCGTCACCTTGGCCTAACTCTTCGGCAATGACTTTCCCATATTCTTTCATTTTAGATGGGTCTTTTGCCCATTTTTCTGCCCTACCAATCAATTCTTCTGCAAGCTGAGCCTCTCTTTTGGTTTGTTTTCTAAAGGCAAGTGCACGGCCTATGCTTGTTCCTAGCTCTTTGTTGCCAAACAGGATTTTTGTTACATTAGGAACAAACTCATTTAATCTAATAAATTTTCCTACATACTCAGCGTTTATTTGATCTTTTACAAATGGATCAGCCGATCCAGCTTCCATTTGCCTAGCAGTTTTAAGAAAGTCATCGCTGAGAGCACCTAACTGACTCATAACATCCATTTGAGCCACACGCATTTTTAAAACAAGAAGAGGTAGCTCTCGTGCGTCTTTAACCTGAGAAAGCGTATCGTTGAGCCATTTCTCCCCTCCGTTTCTTTTAATATCTTCAACGGCTTCCGATAAAACTTCGTTTTGTTTTGGGTTGTCCGCCCGATAATTTTCAAGTTCTTCTTTGCTGACCTTTACAAAAGCCGTTACCGATTTGTGAGCACCCGCTGGCCCCGAATGATTAAAGATGTTTAAAATTGGACGGCTTGCATCTCCAAGAAGTTCCTGACGAATAGAAGCAATGTCAGCATCACTTTTATTTAGAATCTCAACCATTTTTTGAGTTTTAGGGAGCGTCCCCATAAACTCAGACATTTTCATTTCCCGGTCATAAATTTTACCATCCGGGCCAATTTCAGGCATAGGAACGGCTTCTTCAAACAAATCTTCTTGTTTTTTTACTGGTGCTTTGATCTCAGGAATTCCCATTTCATCTGCCGTCATATAGGCATTTCCACGACCATCCGTACCCGGCATACTTACAATAGCATCTTCATCTGCGTTTGCTTTAGCGATTAAGTCAGCGTCAGCTTTGGCTAAGTCTTCAGGGTATTCGTCAGTCAAAGCCCTCAAAGCAGGGTCTTCGGCCTCTAGCAAAAGCTTATTGGCTTGTTCGATGTTACCAATTTCAACCGCTTTCTTGGCCCCACGCAGAGCTTTAACACCGCTAATAATTCCATCAATAACCCCTCCAGCCAAAACCCCTTCCACGGCACTCTTCATTCTGCCTTCAAACATTGAATCATCCTGATCCGAAGCTAGATACTCAGTAATAGGGTTTTGTAGTTCTGGAACAGACTCAATAAGGTCAGAAAGCCTAGCTTGATGTTCGTCAAACACCGAAAAATCAGCCACCGCCCCTGCAATTGCACCCTTGGCGACATTAGACTTAGCAACAAACTGGCCAACTTTTCCTAGTTTAGCCAGTTTTCCTAATTTAGAAATACGATTAAGCCATCCAAAGCCCGGAGTAAACCCTACTAGGAATTGTGTGGCGTTTTCAACAAACCCGCCAGCCGTTGTTTTGGAACGACCAAGACGATTTAAAGAGCCTTCAGGCACATTACCAAAAGAAACTAAATCAGCCACCTCTTCAGTAGCGTTTAAAACCCCACGCACCGGGGCTAGGGCTAAATCAGCAATAAGAGAAGGCTCATCGTTTGCTGGTTCAGTTGTGGGAACAGGCATAGGCACAGGCCCAGCCATCATTTCGGGGGATTCTGGTATAGAAGAAGGCGTTGAAAAAGGTGCTCCCTGTGCTGACAAAGAATCACTAACTTCGCTTAAACTTTTAAAATTCATTTCAGTAGCTTTAGCAGATATGCTTGTTGTTGAACATAAGAATCTTCCTCATCGTCCCCTTGCAATTGTA